CAGACGATTGCGAATCTCCCCGTCGAGCGACCGGGCGTAGTGTTCACCCAGCTTGCGGGTCATCGAAGCCATAACATCGTCGAACGATGTTTGGATCAGAAGCTCGCTGCACTGGAGCGCCTTACCACGCTCAGACACGGTGATCGTGACCAGGGACGACGAGAGGTTGTCCGTGGTCATGTCGGTGCCTTCGGTCAGCACCGCGCTGCCGAGGACATCACCGTAGCGGAGGAAGTTGATGCTGTTACCGGGTTGACGGCCAAGCTCTTCCTTGACCTCCGCGAACTGCGCGAAGCGCAGAACCGGCTGGGCAGCGTGCAGGATTTCCTGCGAGTACGCAGCCTGCACGGCACCTGTGAGAACGACGCCGGACGAGGGACCGCCCGCGACGCCAGCAGTGGACATTGTCATACGAATTGTTCCTTATGAACAGGGTGTGGAAACGTGGATGGTGGGACGTTCACTTGAATCCCAAGCTCTTGCGATGCTGCGCCCATTCTGTCGGAGACATTTTGCGGATCTGGTCCGCTGTTAGCGTCCCCGTCAGTTGGGTCAGGTTGGCCTGGGGTCCAGGCGGAGTCGGCACCCTGTTCTTGATTTCATCCCCTGCACCGGCACGGGCAGCTTCAATCTCCTTCACGATGCGGGCTTTCGCCTGCTGTGCGCGAACGATTGAATTGTCTATCTCTTCTTTGGTGGCACCGCTCACAAGCTCTACGACGACTGTGTTACCAGCTTCCGCGAGCTTCTTGGCTTTGTAAGCCTCAAGATCCTTATGTTCGAGTTCCTTCTGGAGAGCAGCGACCTTCTGTTCCGCTTCCAGCTTGGTGGCAGCAGCCTCTTGCTCTGCCTTAGCGACGCGCTCAAGGATGCGCTTCTCTACATCAGCGATTTCATCAGCATTCTTTTTCTTCTTGTCGCCATCGCTGTTAGCATCGTCGAGCTTCTTCTTTTCCTCTTCGAGTTTCTTCAACCGATCCTCAAGCTCCTTCGCACGCTTGTCAGCCTCTTCCTTCTCCTGCTTCTGCTTTTCAAGGGAGGCGTACAGCTTCTCCTTTTCCTCCTTACGAGCCTTGGAGATTCTGTCCTCGATGTTCTGAGAGAGCGGGTCGGCCCTCTCAAGAGCATCAATATACTCGTCGTTCGCTTTTGTGACGGCGGCTACAGCTTCCTGAACCGCTGTTGCGAGCGCAGCATCTTCCTTGTTAGCATCGGCAGCCTTGCGGGCGGCATCCAGCTTTTGACGGGCTTCCGCGAGTGCGGCTTTCTTCTGTGCGAGGGACATGGGTGTGGGCCTTATGTGGGTCGTTGGTTTAGTCGGCTGGGGAAACGGCAACGGGAAGGCTGTTCACCTTCCCGTGTTGTTACATCACTTCCTGGGCGGGCTTCACATGGGCCATGCCCATCGAGTCCTTCATCGCCATGGTCGGCTCGACGCCGCGCTTGTTCATGGGCGAGGGCGAGACATTGGTGAGCGACTTGCCCTGGCCGTTGTCGGTGGCGAAGGTCTTGTAGTTGTTCGGGTTCGGCTTCTCAGTGAGATCCTTGCCCGAGTCGGGTTGCATGTTAGCAGCCATAGATGCGTTCCTTCCGTGTTATCGGAATTGGTGTGAACGAGGGGAACCGGGACGCGGCAACTAGGTCGGGTTTGCCTCGACAGCGTTTCTGATACCTGACAAGTTCCTGCCGGTGCTACCAACTGTATCTGTGCCATCACCTGAGTCAACTTTCCCGTTAGCTGGTTTTTCTGCGGGATTCTGCTCAAGTCCCAAAAGTTGAGCCACCTTCGGGTAGGTTGTAAGCGTGTCCTCAATCTCGCGCAATTCACCATCGGGGTCACGGCTTCCCATGTTAGCAAGCGCCTTCTTGAGCGACCGCATACCACCCTTGACCGCCTCTGCGTTCTTCTGCAACTCCAACAACTCATCTTTCGGAAGGTTGGACGAGAAGTTGATAACAAGGGCGCGACGATACTTGCGCATGATGCCTGCCGGAATCGTTATCTGCTTGAGGTACTGACCCCACATAAGAATTATTTCAGACAGGTTGGCAACGTGAGGCTTCCAAGAAGCCCACTTCAACTCTGCGATGGCAAGCATTGAGTAGAAGCGCATGTGCAGAGCGACACCGGATGTGTTGCTAATGGCAAGGTCTTCACCGAGCGCAGCAGCGTTGACGCCTGTTGTCTCTTTGATCATGCGGCGAAGGTTCTCTGTGAACGTATTCATCGCGGGCAAGTCACCATCGAGCTTGAGATTTTCAACTCGCGCCTTCTCAGGAAGACCAGACCACACCTTGTTAGCACCCTTTTCAATGTTGCCAACACGCGCACCGAAGACGAGAGTGGTGGGTGCTGTGTGGTAGTCGATGATATCAGAGATATCGACCAGCTTATCGTTGAACTCTTCCACGATGCCACGAATGTACGACACATCATCAATACCGAATGGACCAGGGCTAACAATGTTCTTTATCCACACAGCATAGACGCGCCCAATCGGGTTGGGCATTTCCTTGCTGTTCAACTCCTTTCCTTCCGTGTTATATATCTTTTCGATTATCTTTTCTTTTGTTATATCCTGCTCGAACACACCAGCGACAGAAGTATTGCCAACCATCTGAGTGGAATTATTGAACACCGTGGGGTAGCGGATAACAAGCCGGCTCAGAGTAATACCATCTGCGGCAAACTCTGGATGACAAAACATGGGATTGATGGCACGCACTTGAATCAATGCGTCTTGCAGATCCGCCACAGGCACACCGGATTCAAGGTACTTCACGGAAAGCGATTCAGGCAGCACAGGTGAGGCAACCAGCACAGTATCACCGACCACACCACAGAACAGAGCGCCCTCAAGGCGCATGTTATCACCGGGATTGTCCTTATTGATAACATCGTCCGTGAAGCGCACCATTTCAGCTAGCTTGGCACGCTGCTCCTTCTCAGCATTCGGCAGATCGCCATTCTCATTCTCCACAGGCGGGTGATCCAATGTAAGCTGCCAAGGCTTTGAGAAGGCGAACGCAAGATTGCGCAAGACTGTTATCTGCACATAGTTGATACGCGCCTCTGTACTCTTCTCCTTCTTCTCTGCATTGTTACCAGGAGAACTGAGGTTGAGTCCGAAGAATGCGCGCCAATTTTTCTCGTAGCGCATCAACCGCTCAAGCTGGGCGGCTTCCTTAGAAAAGGTTGCGTATGCATGACGGAAGCCAGGCATGTACCCTTCGACCCCCATTGGAGGCGCGTACTTGTCTGATTTTCCAGAAAACATGCGACGAAAAAGCTCCATAGCCATGGCGTTGCCTTTCAGCGGAAGAAGTTAGCAGAGTCCCCAACCTCGATAGCACCGATGCTGGGTCTTGACGATCCAACGTAGCACATGAGGGCGGCGCTGTCCGGGTAGTCATCATGCGCCCCGGCCTCATCGGGATGATGAATGACCATTAGACCGTTGGAATACGTTTTCTCAAGATCCAACATTTCCTGTGTGAATAACACAGAATCGCGGGATTCTCGCGCTGCCTTTATTCCAGGCAGCCTAAACTCTCCCGACCGGATCATGCGCTGGAAGTTGCGGTAAAGCTGATCCTTGGATTGCAGCGAGAAATTGAACTCGACTATTTCTGTCTCTGTTAGCGATGCCTTGAAGCGGTCTGTTATCGACAACCCACATCCGGTGGAGTCCAATCCAAGACGGCGAACCGGGTGGGGCAGATGCCTCAACCGATCCATGATGGCCTGGTACTGTGACTCATAATCGTCACCATCGAAAGCTAACCACTCGACCAGATCAACAGAGAAGTGTGTTATCACTCGCCACTCTTGCTCGTTCTGAATCTCTTTCTCAAACGTGGGATTTTCATAATCGACCAGGCCAAGCGTCAGCACTGTACGG